CATATTTTTGGTATGGTTGATTATTTGGTCTTAGGATTTCTTTATCTCTTAATATTTCAAATAATTTATTTCTACCAATACCTTTAAAGTTTAATATCTTAGCTGCTTGTGCAAAATCACAAGTTTCACTTGATTGCGTTACTGCGTCATAGAAGTCTTCTTTTGGCTTCATTTCAATAACTCTTTGTTGTAGTTGTCTTACTCTTTCTTTTTCTTCTTTTAATCTAGTTGCTACTGCAATTAATAAATCTGGATTATCTAATAGTTCATCTTTTGCATACATTCCATTTTTACGAATTGATTTAAGAATTTCTTTAACTTGCTTCTTAAATTCTTTTGCAATAGGTTTTCTACTCAACATAAGCACTTCATATAAACCATCTTCTGTTAAAAACGTATATTCTGTATTACTTTGTAGACCCACTAAGGAATTATTAGTGGGTGTCTTTATTACTATTTTCTCAGTATTATCAACACTATTTAACATTACTGTAACATTACTATGTTCAATCCATTCTGCAACATCTTTTGCTAAAAATAATGGATTATCAAAATCACCATAAATTTTAAAATCTTTTCCTAATAATTCTCTTTGTTCTATAATTTGTAAACTATTCATATAAATCAACTCCTTTTATTTTCCAATATTAAATCTATCACTACTATCAATTCCTAAAACATTATTTAACCATCTAATACACAATTCAAGATTAGTTAATACACCGATACCATTTAGTGGTGTATGTGTATCACAACTATTTATGCAACCCCTATATAAATCGTGTACATAAGTCCCAGTATATGCTTCATAATATATAGTTGGAGAAACGACTGCAACACCATTAATGTCTAAACTTTCTGGTTGTCCTGTTGCACTAACTATAATATCAGCTTGTCCTAATATCACGTCTTTAAGATATTCTAATGATAAACTTGGTCGTTCTTTAAAACATTCTTTAATTTGATATGTATTCCAATCTTGATGTTGTTGACACCATAAGTTAAGTGGTTTCCCAACTGTTAATCCATCTCCTATAATTACTATATTTGGATTTTTAATATCTTTAACATATTCTTCTATGATTTCACCTATAACTTGTGATGTTATAGTTAAATTAAATTTATTCCATAAATTATTATAGTTTTCTATATTATCTAAATCTCCTTTAAGAGATATAGTTTTTTGTCCTGTTACAGATGGTTGAATAAATAAATATCCATTTAATTCATTTAATAAATCAACTTCGCTCAATAATTTTATAGTTATATCTGTTCTACTCATTTTTTCATTTACATTAACAAACTTAATTATTGCATCTGGTAAATATTTCTTAAATGTAGATTGAATAGCTTTAACATAAGGGCTATTGATATTTTTATCATCTACTATTAATGTTAATATTTTGTCTTTATAATTATTATTAAATTCCATTATTGGATTATCTCTATATTCTTTACCACTTAAATTTTTTATTAATTCTATTTTCTTTTCTATATTATTATTTATAATTTTTTGTATTCTCTTTTCCATAATTATCTCTCCTTTACAATTCATTGTCTTCACACAAACTCATTAACTTACCATAAACGTCCTTAAAATTTGTCAAGAATAAAACATCACTTCTATTCTCTTTATTAAATTCATAGTCGGCATTATTATCTCTTAATCTTAATTTTCTACTATAATACGATATTTCAATTAAGTCTTTATAAAATTTAAAACTTTCTATCCTATCCATATCAATATGTAAAAAGAAATTTTCATATATACTTTCTATCCAAAGAAATTTAACACTATTTCTAGTCATATTACTGCTCCTTTCTTGTTAATTTATTTTTAATCATATATACATCATAATTAGTTAATCCAACTTTACTATCTGTTTGTATATAGTGTTTTTTGTCAATATACTCTTTTATATCATAATCAACTTCATCATCAACAACAATATAATTTTCTATATTTAATTCACTATTATCACTTAACCATTGTAGAATTTCTAATCCCCTATCTCCAAATGATTTAGTTCTTCCTATAACTAAGTCTTGGTATTTATGTTTTCTTTTTTGATAACTATATTCCTTAAATATATCACAAAACATTTCTTCTATATAACTATAACTATCAAACAACATTCTCCAACTTGATGATATAACAATTTTAATATCTTCTTTTTGACACCATAATAATAAATTCTTAAATGGTTCAAGATTATTTATACTCCAAGTTGATGTAAAATACTTATCTTTTCCTTTCTTAACCAATATATCTATATCCATATATTTATCATAGGATATATTATTAACCACTCCATCAAAATCCAAAAATATTATTTTCATATCTATCTTCTCCTTTCTTTTATTATAGATACATTATATATTATAATTTTATTTTTGTCAACTATTAATATAATATTATATTGGTCAGTACCCCAATATCTCCTAACTATGGGTGATAGCTACTATTTCTATCCTATAATATTATATTATATATAATTAATTATTATACTATTATATAGTTTTGTCGCAATTCGCTACGCTCATTGCTCCACATAAACTCTCTATATTTATTTATTGTTATATTTAATTATTATTTATATATATTTATCTTCATAAATAGTATTATATTTTTTAATTTTGTTTCTTGCTTTTTGTAAAAAAAATGATAATTTTTATTTTAAAATATAAAAAGATGAGAAGAATTAATTGTGTCAATTCGGACACTCCGAAGTGCCAATACTCGCACCCGTGTAAATTACAATTCTCCCTTAGTCCTAAACCAATTAATCAAGTAAACATTAGGATTTATGGTACTTTGATTAATCTTCCTTATTAATAACCCTATAATTAATGGTGTAATTACTTCCATTAATTAAGGAAACTCTTGGCTTGTCCTATGGAGTTTTACTATATACTAATAATTTAAAGCATTATTATTAGCAATTAATAAGTATAGCCGCACCCATATGTGTTTAGGGAATTGAAAAGAAATTGTAAAAAGAGTAGACTTTCCCCACGCAAAGGCAACACTACAGTTACTATGTTGGTTAGACATAGGTGGAGCTATACCACTAACGAGCTAGGGAGTTTCTATCATAATGCCTATTAAGTTCCTTGCTTATAGCCATTTAATAGCGTTACTATAATAATGTCAAATTTTCCTTCTTCAACAAACCCTAATGTTGTCGACCCGTTTAGGCTACTTATTCATCTTTCAAATTCAAAACACATACACATAAACTTTGTTCAAATCTACTCTTTGATAAACTTTCACTTTTCGCTTTTGTTTTTATCCATCTTAATCCTTAATAAAATATCTCTCATTTAATAACAGGGAAATCTCATAAAGAGAAATTTATCAAAAAACTACCAATATAACTATCTTAAATTAAGCTAATCCATTTTGTATTTGGTAATGGCAACCAATATTATTTTTCATTAAGAAAATCAAGCATATGAATATAGTTTTTTATATTCCAATTATTGATATTATTTTCAGAAATCTTTTGAGAACATCCTTTTTCAAGGAATGGTTGGAATATAATATATTCTGTAAATGGAACTTTAACATTTGATTTTGGTTTTATTACTAATCCTAATCTTAAATATTCTTTATTAAAGTATAATTCACCATTAGTTCTACTTATTTTTAAAATATGATTTTGCAACAAGTATCCTATTTTAGTTTCCAATTTTGTATTTGGTTTTGTTCCAATATAATCTTTAATTGTTGTAAACATTTTACTCTCTCCTTTCTTAAATATATTATAGCACAAAAAGAAATATTTGTCAACTCTTTTTGTAATTATATTATATCATATAATTTTTAATTCGTCAACACCTATTTTCAAAATAATCTATTTTATTTTGTTAATAGTATTATATCATATAAAAGAAATTTTGTCAACTATCATTTTTGTTGACATTTTGTTTGATTTATGTTATAATATATTATGGGGAAAGTGTGTTTTTCGATAAAAACAATAAACTAACAAAAACAATATAATACTATATAGAGATTGAAAGGGGTGTAAATGAAAAAGAAGTACGGAAGAAAATATAGAATATTGCACGAATATTTTAGACATAAATGGAATGATGGTTTTGATGAGTTTAGGGAAAAATGTTTAGCAATGTCTATATTATGGGTAAAGAAAAAATCAAAAAGATTACATACAAGAGATGAAATTCAAGATTTGCAACAAGACGCAATACTTTGTTTTTTAGAGTCTATGAAAAAATACAATGAATCAATAGGTAGATTTTATGGTTTATTTAAGATTAAATTAAAAACATTAGACCAAAAGTTTATGGCTAGATATATGGGAATCAATATACCATATTCTATGTATTTGGAATTAATAAAAGAGAAAGGAAGTTTAGGTATTGCTTTTGAAGATTTTATGGAATGGAAACTTGGGTATGTATCTTATAGAACAATGGGGGTGTTTGAATAAATGTCAAAAATATTAGAGTTTGATGATACGTTTGTATCAGTGGATAAGATTAGTTCTTGTACTATTGTTAAAGATTTAGCTTTTGATATAGGAAGTAAAGTTAAATATACTTTAACTATCAAGACTGATAGTGGTATGAATTATAATGTTATTAGTGGAGTTGAAGATAAAGAACAATTAAAGAAGTTTATCTTTGACAGTATTTATGGTAATGCAGATGGTGTAATATCTTATGAAGAAACTCCAATAACAAAAGAAGAAGCTAGTGTTAGAGCAAAGAAAATTAAGAAAGACAAAAAAGAAAGTCAAGAGCCAGATGAGTTTAAGGAAGAAGTAAAAGAAGAATCTGGAGAACAACCAGATATAGAATTAGCAGAAATAGAAGCTAAAGAATCATTACCAAAAGAAAAGGTAGACGAAGTATTTGAAAAGGCTAAAAAAGGAAGAAAGAAAGGTGATTAATTATGCCACAATCAAGATTGAATAAAGATGAGATAATTCAATTAGCTTTCTTAAAATTAGGAGAACAACATCAATTATATAATAATAATATATCAGATAGACTATTAATAGCAGAACAATTATTTAATGATATTATTATTGATTTAGGTAGTGACGCTACATTTACATTTAATAGTAGAACAATAGAATTAGATAAATTTTCAACTGAGCAAAACTTTAGGGGAGAATATAAGTATAATAAGCCAAATGATTATTTGTCTAGGGTTTGGACATCTGACTTTAAAGCTAGAATAGAAAGTGAATTTATCTGGTCTAAGGAAGATGTATTACAATTATGTTATTGTTATGAAATGAATTTAGCAGATTATCCATTATATCTTAAAAAATTAATTACATTAAAACTGGCAAAGAGATTAGCAGAAGTTTATGATGGATATTACCAAAAAATTCCAATGTTAGATAGAGATATAATTGATGAAACAAATAGGATTGTAACACAAGAAGGGTTACCATTCCCAATGGATAGGTGATTAAATGGCTGGTGGACAAACTTATCAAAGTGTATTCAACTATGGAGAAGTAGGACATTCTTTAGATGGATTTAGAGATAGTGATATAGCTAAACAAAGTGCTACAAAGATAACGAATTTCTATATTAGTGAAATGGGTACACTGCAAGTTGCAAAGCAATATGAAGAAAAAGATATAATAGACTTTTCTGGTGGTGGAGAATTACCTATTAATGAATTTCCATTAACAGACAAAATATGCGAAATTAAGAATACTAAGTATTCTTTTTTTCTAGCAATTGGAGAGCAAGGAATTTATACAATATCTAAGAATAGTAAAAAGATTATTAGTAAAATTATATTTGATAATGGAAATAAGTTATTTGACCAATTTTGTAATTCAAATGTATTCCAAGACTATGTATTTATAAGATTAAAAAATAATGATATTAAGACATATACTTATGAACATACTGGTAGACTTGGAGTATTTGATTTCTTTTCTCAAATAAAAATACCATATCAATCACAAAGAAGTATAACTGTTGATGTGTATAAATTATTTCAACAACAAGATATTAGGGGTCAAACAATAATAATGCCAGTATTTATTACATCATTTAGGGATAATACTATTAGACTATCTTTAAATAATAATGGTGATATAACTGTTGCTGGAATTAATATTCCAATTAAAAGATTATATACTACATATAGACAAGCTTTAAGTCAAGATACAATAACTACAACTGGAATGAATGTAGGAGATTATTTCCTTGTTATGAGTACATTTAATAAAATAGACGCCAATAAAAGACAAGGATATTTTATTGATGGTAGACCACTTGATTTTAGGGACGCCTATAAAGTAACAGATGTAAAGTATGGTGGAGATTATTATACAAAATTATTTGCAATACAAGATTTTAATAATCCACAAGTTGTCAGTGTTTCGGATGAAATAACATACGGAACACAAGAAAACTTTATAAAGAATAGAGATAATATAATAGACTTTTGTGAATTTCAATCTCGTTTATGTATTGCAACTAAAGATAAATTATACTTTTCTAAGGTTTTGGATATAACAGATTTTAGAACTGGAGTAGAACAAGATAGTGGATTTTATATTAAACCATCAACGATAGAAGGAAATCAAAGCGATATTATGAAACTTGTTTCTGGAAATGGTATATATGTTTTATCAACAGAAGGAATATATATATTCAGTTATGGTGAAATGGCTACTGCACAACATCAAAATATAAGAATAGCAAGTACAAATAATCCAACTGGAATCGTAACATTAATTGATGACATACTTTATTATATAGATGTTACTGGTATACTTCGTTCAATAATACCAACGTATAGTAATGGTGTTGTTCAATTTACAAACATAACAGTTGATAAATATTCGCACGATAAATTTAGTTATATATATTTAACAAAGAGTGTAATAAATAATAGAAACTCTTTAATATGTACTACAAATAATAACACAAAGGAATTTAAAGTATTTGAATATGTTGGAGAAAATTTATTTAGAAGAACAACTATTGAATTTAAGAATAATAATATCATTATTGGTTTTGGTCAAGACTTGATATGTGGTAATAAATATTATTCTATTACTCCATATAATATGTTACATTCGCAATTAGTGTTGAATTTACCATTTATACAAACTAATTTTGGTGGAGTATATGAAAATGACTTTACGCAAAATTATAATAGATGTTCAATAAATATATTTAATAAAAATAGTTCATATATAAAAGACGTATTTATTGCAAAACAATTAATCCAACCAACCCAAGTAAGATTAGGAGATTATAATGTTTATGACTTTAAAGGTAGTGTATCTATTATGGATTTTACAATAGATTTATATATGTATACTAAACAAGAAAGAATTGAATTAAAAAGAAGATATGATGATTTAAGACAACAAAGACAAGGAAACCCAGCAATGGCTTATCCACCACTACCATCATTTAATATAGATAATGATTTGGTTGGAGATAGTACAATTGAGTTAAGGGGTATCAATTGTTGGTTAAAATAATAATGGGGGTGATTATTGGTGCAAGAAAAGAAAGTTGTAGCTACAATATCATTAGATGATATTAATGACGTACAACAAGAAAATAAAGATACAGAAACATCTCCTACTAAAAAAAAAGAAAATAATTTAGTTATTGAAACTGCCGTTGTAGTGAATGATGATAGTGACGAATATCTTGATGTTGATGAAAAGATTAGACAAGCAAGAGCAGAATATATAACAAGTGATATTTCATTAAAAGATGTTGCCACAAAATATGATATAAGTGAAAGAAAACTTAGAAAACATATGTCGCAAGGTAAGTGGAATATACTTAAAAGAAGTGCAGATTTACAAGAATTTATGATAGATGTTGTCAATGATATATATGGAACAATAGATGTTTTTGAATATATTAAACATTTATCACTAACTTGTTTAAGAAGGGGGGAATATCAAAATCCAAAAGATATAGCTATTTTAACACAAACATTTAAAATGGCAAATGATGAGATAACTAAGTTGAGAGTCGCCAATGTTAATAATTCAAATGTTAATGTTGTTGAATTAAAAGAAGGTGATTGATGTGGCTGTAAAACAACTTAATATGGGTAATGTATTAATGACACTTTATGCTACTGAAAGGAAGAAAACATTTAACCCAATGAGATTTGTACCTAGACCATATCAAAGAGATTTAGATAAGTTAATAGAAGAAAATAGTAAAGATGGAATTGTAAGACCTGTATTTATTAGCTGGTGTAGACGGTTGACCTACATATAACCTAGCCGTCTTTAAACGAATTAAATTGCTGGAAAACCCTTAGAGATAAATCAACTACAACATAATGGGAAACTATAAGTGTGAATGTTTGAAAATGATTTATATTGGGCAATCAGCAGGCAAGTATTTAAAATAATTAAAGGAGATAAAATAATGAAAAGAATAAAAGATATTGAAGGATTTGAATTAGTTGATAAAAAGTATTATATAACAACTTGTGGTAAAATTATTATATTAAAAACAAATGGGAAAATACTTATAACAAAACCAAATATAAATAAAAAAGGATATTATCAAATGAAGTTATGTTATGAAAGGAATTACAAAGAATGTATTAGACCATATATTCATAAGTTGGTTGCATTAGCTTTTGTTGAAAATGATGATAAAATGAATAAAACACAAGTAGACCATATAGATATGAACTTAACTCATAACTATATAAATAATTTAGAATGGGTTACTCCAAGAGAAAATCAAGATAGAAAAAACTCTATTAAACCAAGTATGTCTAAATTATCAAAAGAAGATGTTGAATATATTAGAAATCATCAAAAAAGATGGAGAGAAGGGAAAATATGGAAATCTAATACAAAACAACTTGCTGAAAAATTTGGAGTAAGTGAGAAAGTTATAACAAATTGTGCAAATCATTTATCTTATAAATTATTTTGAGTAAAGCTTCAACGACTATAATATTCGGTGTTTTAGGACACAAGGGATAGTCTAATCCGATTATTAAATTAATGTTAAAGTATAGCGAAAGCTACGGTATAAATGGTGGTAAAGACCAGTGGGCGTTTTCTCGTGCTGTTGAGAAATGTATTAATAATCCAAATTTTAGAGTTATGTACATTTTCCCAACTGCTAAACAAGGGAGAAAAAATATATTAGAAGGTATTACAATAGATGGTCAAAGGTGGATAGAAAGCGTAGTTGACCCACAAGTAATTAAGACAACTAAAACTGGAAATCTTTATTTTAATGATGGTAGTATTAAATTTAAAAATGGCTCAATCATAGATATTTACGGCGATGACGCTGAGAGCATTGTCGGAAGTAACCTAAATATGCTTATTATATCAGAAGCTGCAATGGTTAAAGAAAGTACATTTGATTATTTATTACCATCTACAAGAAAGGTTAATGGGGAAATCATATGTATATCAACACCAAGATTAAATAGTTGGTTTAATAAAAAATTTCTTAATCCAGAAGCAGATATAATTAAATCTGTTGTTACAGCATATGACGCAATAGACAATGATGGAAGTAGAATATATACAGATGAAGAATTAGAAACAATTAAAACATTGATGTCGGAAGAACAATTTGCTTCTGAATATATGTGTGATATGACTGCATTTAATGAATTGTCTATTTATGGTAAATCACTTAAAAAGGCACAATGGATTGATATGCCAATTATTGAACATAAGCCAATATTTATTTCATTTGACTTAGGAGTATCAGATAATACGGCTATGACATTTGCTATATTTGATGAAGATAATAAAATTAAAGTTATACATCAACATAGAAATAGAGAGAAACCAACACAATATTATATTGATTATATTAAGCAATTCTGTATGAGATATAGAATACCACAACAAATGATAGAAATTATACTACCACAAGATGGTGGAAGTCAAATGGATTATATTAGATATTTGGCTAGTAGAAGTGAAGTATATCGTGCAGCTGGATTTAAAGTAACAGTATTAAATCATATATCTGTATTAAGAGCGATAGAAATAACTAGAACTGGAATTGAAAGTGGAGATATTCAATTTGTAAATAGTATGGAAGTAAGACAGTTTACTGATATATTAAAATCATATGAATGGAAAACTGCTGTTACTGGTGAAACAATATTAGTACCAAAACACGGAAGTGGCTATAGTGCTTCCAATGACGCAGACAGTTTAGAATATTTAGCTATATACTTCTTATACGAAAAATATAGGAAAGCACATAGTTATGAAAGTGGAGTTATATTTACTAAATAGTAGGAGAGTGAAATAAAATGATAAAAAATGTATTAACTATTGACATAGATTTTTTTATGAAAGACTTAATTGAGTATCAACAATTTGTAGATGATGAAATAGAAAATCCTAGTTTAGCTTGGGATATTGCAAAGATGAGATACCAAAAAGATTTTGTTGTAGATGAACAAGCTTTATTATGGGTTAAGGAATTGATAAAAAAGAAATGTGATAATGTTAAAAGATTTTGTATTATACAAGAACACGATGAAATATATCATATTATGAAGTCTTGGGGTTGTGTTGACGTAAGTTGCACGAACATAGATTATCATCACGATATAACATATCAACAAGACGATAGTAAGCTAAATATAGAAAATTGGGTTAAGTATGCTAGAAAAGATAATTTAATTTATTCTTATTTGTGGATTCACCAAGATGGAAGTGAAATGTGTTTTGATAGTCCAATACAATATATTCATTATAGTTGGAAAGATTTGACAAATAAAGATATAGACTTAATACCAGAATATGACGCTGTTGTATTTTGTATATCAAAATATTTTACACCATATAAATATTGGAATATTGCAGAAGAATTACAAAGTTATCTTATTAAAGTATTAAATTATAGTAGTGTTATTAAAGAAATTAAAAATTAAATAGGGGTGAAATGATGGGATTTAGAAGAGCATTTAGGAGAGCAACAAGAAGTATTGGTAGAATAGGGAGAAGTGTTAGTGGTAGTCTTTCTGGGGTATTAGGTACTAAGAAATCATCAGATGGTGGTGGAGATAATAGTTATCAAGGTATAGACCCAAGTCAATATCAAGCATTACAAGACCAATTCAGTCAATTACAACAAAGATATAGTGCTGTAGAAAATAGCAATAAAAGTATGACAGACCAATACAATACTTTAAACAAACAGTTTGGTGAATTAATGAACCAATATAAAAGTATGATGGAAAGAAATGGTGGATTAGAAAACACTATTAAAGAAAGAGATAATGCCTTAAAACAAGAACAGTTAAATAGAGATTCAGAAAAATCTAAATATGACGCATTAAATATGGCTATTGGAGAAAGGGGTAAATTTGACCAACCACAAGATGAAAATGAAGGACAAGGTGCTGGAGAAAATTCATATGGAATAAATCAACAAAATATTAATTTCTCTGGTAAAGTTAATCCAAATGGAGATGTTAAAGATGATGATGATGTCAAGAGAAGATTAAGTAGAATATTACAAGAAAGGGGTCAAATGAGATAACCTAATTAGTGGGGTGAAACAATGAGATTTAGATTTAGGGGATTTAGACGTGCAATTAGGGGATTATTCAAACCTATTGAAAAAATAGGTAAAGGTATATTATCTCCATTTAGACAAGGTAAGGAAATGGCTAAGGCATTACAAGAACAATCCGAAAGAGAAGAAGAATGGAGAATGGAAGCAGAAAAAAGACAAAATGAATTAGACAGTATTAATGCTGGAAAGAAAAGACAAGAAGACCAAATTGCCGAAGAAAGAAGAAGAACTGAGCAAATGAAGAATAATCTTGATGACCAAGATAAAACTATTACAGAAAAAGCTACAGAATATAATGGTGGGTCTGCAAATGCTGGTAGTGGTGTTCTAATTAATGAAGAAGAAATAAAAAGAAATCAAGGTAATGCACAAAGTAATGGTGGTGACTTGGACGATTATAGAGAGAGATTAAAAAGAATGATGGCTAAAAAATAAGGGGTAATAAATGGATAAAAATACGATACAATTTTATTTAGATAAGGCAAAAAAAGCTAAGGAAGCTGTAAAACCTATTTACAACGAAGTATTAAAATATACTGATTTAACTTATCAAATAACTGATAGTACAACAAAAGAATTGAAACCAAATTATATAGATAGCTTAATACCTACATCTTTAAATGACCTTGTATCTTTTCTTATGTCATCTGTATTTAGTAGAACAACTAAGTGGGCAAGTGTTGAAATGAACGCAAAGTTATATCAACTTGTCAATGGATATGAAAGTGATTGGGTAACAAATGACAATATACAAAGATTAAATAAACAGTTGGAAGATATAACAGATGTTACATATACATATTTAAACCAATCTAATTATTATTCTGAAATAGGACGTTCTTTAAAAGAATGTGTTAATATAGGAGTTGGGGCTTATAGGGTAACCGAAAAGGTTGACCCTATTATGCCTTTTATATTTCAATATGTTCCATTAGATGACTTATATTATTGGGAAGATAGTTTAGGTAGACCATACTATGTATTTAAGTATGTAAGAAATATTAATACAGTTGGATTAAAGTTAATGTTTGGAGATGAAATAAAAGTACCAAAGGACGCCAAAAATCCTAATGAAGATATGTTTTCTGTTATTGAAGTAATTACACCAATAGAAGAAAATCAAGGTGGTACTGGAAATTTAAGTGTTGGAGATACATTAGGTAATAAGTTTATGTATCAAGTGTTTACAGATAGTTTGGAAGAAGAACTTTTAACAAAGGAATTAGATTATTGTCCTATTGTTATATTTAGATGGGATAAAGAAGGAAACAATCCAAATGGGTTAGGGTTGTCTATGTTAGGATTAAAGATATTTAAAGATTTAGAAAATGCTAAAAAGCAAAGAGAATTATC